ACGCCCTGGGATGGGCGCACTCGCTTGAGGTCATGGAGGACGACCGCTACTCGATCGTGCGCGAGACGCCGCGGCAGTTGGCGCGGTCGATCAAGCACAAGGTCGAATCGGTCGGGTTCGCGCCGTTCAACACGGGATTCACGACCACGACCACCGCCGATGGGGTGTCGCTGTTCAACACGGCGCACCCGCTGCTGGACCCGTCCAAGGGCGATATCACGACCGCCACGCAATCGAATTACCTGAACCCGGCGGCTGATATGTCGATGACGGCAATTCAGAACATTCTGCTGATGGCCGAGAGCCAGGTGGATGAAGCCGGAATGCGGGTCACTTCGACGCCGACCGACCTGTGGATGGCTCCCGACCTCCAGTTTCTCGCCCAGAAGCTGATGGGCTCGCAGTTCGATCCCGACACCGGCACCAACGCCGTCAACCCGATCGCGGGGCGGCTGACGCCGCACGTGGGCCACTGGTTTACCTCGACCACGATCTGGTTCCTGAAGGCTGCCGGGGTGAGAAACAACGTGAAGTTCTTTTGGCGGCGTCGGCCGGTCACGATGACCTGGGACGACAACGAAGTTTTGGGCTCCAAGCACGCGATTCACGCCCGGTTAAGCTCGGGCGCGACGAATTATCTCGGGCTCTGGGCAGGACACAGCTAGGCCATGAAGAAGCCGAAAAAGGTCAAGCCGAAGAAGATTCGGTACTGAAGGGTAAGGGGCGGTTCTCATACCGCCCGGCACCGTGAGCGCGACGCGGTGTTCCTACGAGGAGGAACACTATGGGTCTCACGAATTACCCCAACGGCCTTACGTCGTTTGGGATTCCGCTCGTTGGCGGCGGCCTGACAGCGCCGCCGGTTACCGGCGGGCACGTGTTCTGGGTGAAGTCATCGACCGGCCAAGACGCGCCCTCGAATGGCGACTCTCCAGACAACCCGTTTGCCACCATCGACTACGCCATCGGCCGCTGTGTCGCAGGCCGCGGCGACGTGATTCTGGTGTTGCCCGGCCACACCGAGACCGTTTCGGCTGCCGGCGGCATCACGTTCGATAAAGCTGGCGTCATCGTGTGGGGCCTGGGCCATGGAACCGCACGCCCGACCATCACGCTCGGGACCGTCGATACCGCGACCATCAGCGTCACGGCGGCCAACTGCATGTTGCATAACTGCATCGTGGACATCACGGCGTTTGACGGCATCGACATCGGGATCACGGTCGCCGGCCAGTACTTCACGCTGAGCAACTGCTACATCCTCGGCGGCGATTCCGGCGGCCAGTGCGATGCCATGGTGGCCACGGGGGCGACCACGACCGGCACGGGATTCAGGGCCATCAGCAACATCTTTCAGGCTTCGACCACGGCCGGCGTCGTCTCGGGCATTGATATCGTTGGCACGCCCGACCTGTGGGAGATCGTGGGCAACCGGTTCTTCGGCGTCTACTCGGGCGCTCCGGTCAACAACGAGACTTCCAACATCGCGACCAATGGCGCGATCGAGTGGAACTTCCTTGAGAACAAGCACGCGACTGCCCTGGCTATCGACCTCGATTCGGCCTGCACGGGAGTGATCCGGTACAACACGACCTGGACCACGGCAGACCCGGCCGGCGCTGGCGTCGCCATCGATGGCGGCTCCATGGCCGAGTTCGAGAACTACTCGAATTCGACGGTTGACACCTCGGGCCTGTTGGAACCTGTGCTCGAAACGTAGTCGGTCGTTCGCCTCACTCGCAGGGGGCGGTTCAACGCCTGGGCCGCCCCCGACCTTTGGAAGCGGACATGGATATCAGCGGCCAAATCTGGACACTGTACCCGAACGATGCGCCGGGGCCTGTCGGTTTCGAGCGGCCCGGAACGCTGGTGCGCGGTCCGGTGGGCATCAAGCGCATCATCTGGCGGAACCAGTCCGACACGGCCATCACGCCGGGCGCGGTCGTGCATCTGAAGGACCACGCTGACCGCGAGGTGTTCAAGGCCGTCTGGCCCGAGGACGTGGGCCATGGCTCAAACGAGTTGAGCCGAGAACTGGGCGTGGTGGTCACGGGCTTGTACCTGACCACGCACGAAGGCGGGGTTCTGGATCTGGTGATTGAATGAGCCGGCCGTGGGTAGCGGGCTGCCAGTGGATGGAGTGCGAACTGTGCGGATTTCCATGGCCGCTGGACGATTTGACCGTGCAGACGACCGAGACCGCCGGGAGGCTGAAGCGCTGCCCGCACTGCGTTGACAATACCGACAACGAGGAGCGGCATCGCGAGCGCATGATCGCAGACATCCTGAAGGCCACCGCCAAGCATGAGGCGCAGGATCATCGCGACATGCCGCAGCTTTGGTTCCAGACGGCGGACGTGGAGAACTGATGCCGTTCAAAAGCGACAAGCAGAGACGCTTTCTCTACGCAAAGCACCCTGAGGTTGCAAAACGATGGGCGAAAAAGTATGGCACTGGGATTCAGAAGAGCCCAAAGAAGAAAAGCCCAAAACGGTAGCGAAGCCGGCGACCGCCGGCGCCCACGTCCATGAATGGACCGTGTATCCCGGCGGAAAGCGCAAGTGCAAGCCTTGCGGGGCGATAGAGAGGAATCAATGAACAGCCCACTACTGTCCATTGCCATCAGCTTTCTAGGCTGGCAGGTCGGTCGCCATCTTCCCGATTGGCTGGCCATCCGCTGCCTGGAGGGGCTGTGCATCCGAAACCGCAATTGGTCAATGCTCGCCGCAGGAGATGTCACAAAGGCATGAATGTCAACCCTCGGCAACATCAGAGACGAGGTGGTCCAGGACATCCTGGGCCGCACCGACGATACGCGCTACAAGGGCCTGCGGGCCGCGCGTGACGCCTACCTGTTTATCTGCGGGAAAGTTCCGTTCCCCGAACTCCAGGCAAAATCCAGCGCCATCACGGTGACCGAAGACGACGAGGAAGTTGATATCTCGTCGCTCAAGGTCGCGGGCATTCTTTCGGTCCGCTACTACGACGATTCCGCCGACAAGTGGAAGCGCCTGCACCCGGATACCGTTGACAACTACGACCACATTCCGGTGAGGCGCTCCGGTGTGCCGTCCACGTTCGCGCGCGGCACGAGCGGCACGACGATCGAGTTCGACAGCTTGCCTGACGACGGGGCCGACTCCATCGTGATCCGCTACTGGCGAATGCCGGCCATCACGGACCCAAACGACATGGCGGAACTCGCCAGCCACACGCTGGTAATCCCGGTGGACTGGGAGCAGCTATTGCGGTGGGAGGCGCTCTATGCGCTCTACCACTACGAGAATTCCGAGGAGTCGCTGCGCAAAGCGCAGATGCTCGTGATGAAGGGGCCGTTCCCGCGCATGGGCACGACCAAGAAGCAGATCAGTTACGAGATTGGCATCATTCCCCGGCTGTGGAATGACCTACTCGAAACGCTGAAGACGCGCGAGGGCCACATGATGGACTACCCGGTGGCCCCGGCAAATACGAGGCCGTACACGCACATTGGCTGAGGAGCGCATCACTTGGACGCCGGCGAACGGGATCAACATGGAAGACCCGCCGATACGGGTGCGCGCGAATCAGTGCGTCGAGGCCAGCAACATGCTGTTTGAGAACGGCGTGGCGCGGACGCGACCGTATGCCGTGCGGGACACCTACAACTTTTGGCCGGCCGCGTCGGTGACTGGCTACCGCTTCGCGCGCGCGGTGCTCTCGGGAACAAGTCCGAATTCGGTGGTGATCTGCTTCGATGCTGGCTCTGGCTTCGGGCTAGGCAAGGGCGGCACTGCGGAGGTTTTGAGCGGGCCGGGATTCACGCAAGGTTCCTACGAGTACGACAACATCACGGTTGTCAACGGCGTGTTCCTGATCGGCAACGACATAACAAATGGCATTTACCGCCATGATCCATCCACCGCGGATTACACCTCGCTCGGCGGGCCGGCGGCCTACCGCTACGTGACGAGCCTCTATTCGCGCGCGATCGGCGCGTATGGCGGCGGTGGTGCGCAAGCGCCGCGGCGCGTGGCATGGAGCGTTTCAGGTGATGAGACCGACTGGTCTGGCGCGGGCTCGGGCAGCACGGTACTCGCCGAAACCACGGATGAGATTTCCGGTGCGCAGACACTGCAAAACATCCTGGTCATTCTGCGCACGATGGGCATCACGCTCGGCTACCCGACGCAGAACGCTACGAACCCCATTCGGTGGGAAACGCTGGTGCGCATGAGTTCGCGCACGGGCTGCCCCTGGCCATCAACAGTGTCCGCCGCGAGCAACGAGATTTTCTATGTCGGCCACGATGACGTGTACCATCTTGACCTCAACTTTCAACCGCAGTCGATCGGGCGAGGTATCCGGCGCGAGTTGCTGCATTGGCTCGCGCGCGGCGTGCTGTTCCGGGGCGTGACGACATCAATGGACTACGGCGTTCCTTCGGGCGGCTCGATATTATCGGCCGGCAACGAAATTTGCGACCCGCGGCCACGCGCGCGCTATCACCTGATCCCGATCATGCGTATCGGGTCAGCGACGTTTCCAACGAATCGCTTCATCCCGCACTACAGCTACGACGTTGCGGAGGGCACCTGGGGGCGGCATACGTATTCGTTCATCTTGCGCGGCGGGTGCGAGAACTTCAATCTCGCGACGCGCTCGGATACCTCGGGCATCAGTTGGAACCTGACGCTGTTCGTGGATGCGACAACGCAGGATGTTTTCCGTTGGGGCGAGGGCAGCTCGGGCGCTGGAGAAGTTTCTGACCAGGGCGCGTCGATGACCAGCGGCGTGTTTGTTGTCGGCGATCCAACGCATGAATACAAATGCCAGCGGGCGCACATGGTGTGGGCGCGGAGCGGCTCGCACGGCTCTGGCGAGCCGGACCCGGCGGGCGTAATCCTGCGCGTGCGCTGCAAACAGCAGCAGCGCTACGTCGAGCAGGTGTCATCGCCGCTCGATGCTTATCAGGTGGCTGAAGGCTCCGAGGATTGGCAGGGGACCTGGATTGACCTCGACGGCAAACCTACGGGGCAATTCTTTCAGATAACGCTCGAAATTCCGCCGGGGTTTCCGATGCAGATTGCGCAGATTGAATTGTTTCTCTCCGACGCCGGAGAGTCGAAAGCGGGGATGTACAAGCAGGCGGCATGACCCAGGACCAACAAATAACGGCCCTTGAGCAGCGCATCGCGGCGCTGGAGCAGTCAGCGCTACGGCGTCAGGAGCACACCGACTTTCGCAGCTTCCTGCTCAACCAATCAGGCTACATCCGCTTCGAGCGGCTGCCGGAACTGTACGACTCGAACGGGAATCTGATTTCATCCGGCGGCACGCCGGAGATTGAACTGCCGGAGGTTCCGCCAGTGGAAAGATTTGAATGGATCAGCCCTGTTAATGGCACAGGGACGAACGTTATCGCGGTGGATCTTGGCGAAGACGCCACGATCATTGACGTTGCTGAGACAGGCGTCATTGTTGGTGTCGGCGTCGTAGTTTCCAAATACACCGCGACCGGCGGGACGGCCGATGTGTTCATAGACACAACCATCGACGGTGGCGATACGCAGCCATTTCAGATCGTCTTCGGTGACATTCAGTGGGGTAAGGCGATGCAGATCTATGTCCAGGTCGGTGCCACGCCGCAATCGGGCAACGTGGATGGGCATTCGATGTTCATTCCGATGGGACTTTCCTATGGGTCACACCTGACCGTAGCGGCGCGGTCCACCGAACTCACCACGATTACCGGTGAGTACGACCTGGCGTTTTCGGTGATACGTGGAAAGCTGGTTTCGGCATGAAGATTCGAGAACTACATCCGAGCGAGTTCTACAAGCTCAACGACAACACGTGGCTGGAGCCGGAGCGCAGGCCCGTTCCCGGCGTTACGCGTGTGGTGGTCGCCGAAGACGACCATGGCGAGATTCAGGGATTCGCGTTCGTGCAGTTCGTGCCGCATGTTGAGCCGGTCTTTGTCTCGCAGGAGCACCGCGTGGGATTCGTCGGCAAGCAGTTATTTGAACGCGCACGAGGAATGCTGAGCGGTTTGGGGCAGGGGGGATTTATCTACGAGACCCATGCAACCAACGACCGCCACGGAGAGTACCTCGAACACCTTGGCATGAAGAGGCGCAATGGGTACGTTGTCTATGAAGGGAGAGTTTAGTCATGGCGAAAGTGGCCCAATTTATCCCGTACATCATCTCTGGTGCGGGCGGCGTTTTTGGGGCGACTCAAGGCCAGAACCAAGTGCAGCCGCAGCCGCTGCCGCCGATGTTCCCCGACCTCAACTACGCCATGGGGCGGTGGCT